CAGCAGCTTTAGCAATTTGTTGCAAACCAAGCACAACAAGGTTTCCACCCTCGCCAAGCTTAGCTGCGTCAACTGCGGCTGCTTGTGCTTCTTTGCGCCAGATCGCTAATGCTCCTGCGGCAGCTTTACCGTTTTCTCCGCTAGCCATAAGTTGAGCAGTAAGCTGTGCAAAAGCCGCTTCATTGCCGGTAACGGCTTCTGTTATTTGATCGCTACTCGCTTTGATTCCATCAAATCCATCAGTAACCATTTTTGAAGCTGACGCAAGATGCTGCAAACGGTTAAGGTCTGACGGATCACCGACACCTCTAAGCGGGTTAATAAGGATGCCGCTATTTTCATCATGCTTCTTACTAAAGTCAAAAAATCCAATAATATGATCTATGATTCCAGGCATAGCAGCAGCATTAGCCTGCATATCTTTAATGTAAGAATCAACGCTCGCTTTTTGAGCATCAAAAGCGTTAGTACCTATTTTTCCTTTATCTTGAGTAAGCGCAGCCCTAAATTTAGCTTGCTGTTCAATCGCATGGCGAGTGGACTCAGCGATTTGTTTGTTGCCTGCGTCGATTTTACTTTGATATTCTGAGTACAAGCTATAGGCAACAATTGCGGCAGTAATAGCACCAGTAAGAATCTTAATGGCACCCCATGTTTTTCCAACACCACTAGCTGCTTTTTTACCGCCCTCACCCATTTGACCAAGAACGTCTACAACACTTTTTATGGTTTCATTTGCATTCTTAAACATCATAAAAGTACCAAAAAGAACTTTTAGGATACTTCCAATAGGCCCAAGAATTTTCCAGATAAGAGTTAATGCACCGGCAATGCTCAAGAACAGTGCGACAACACTGTCAAGGTGAGTTGCATTAAGAACTTTGAAAAAGCCTTGCAAAGCAAGAGACACAGCGTGAATGATCGGAACCATCACACTACTCATTGCATTTGTAAAAACCTTGATTGACGGCCACATAGCCTGCAAAGCATCACCGACATACCCAAGAGTTTTAACAAAACTTTCTAGTTTGTCAGTTCCCATCTGTTTTACTGCATCTGCAATATTACGAAGCGCACCTGTCGCAGCACTGTTTTTAACGCTTTCATTGAGCTTCTTCATTGAAGCCGCAAAACGTGCTAGGAAATTCTCGCCATTATTTGTTGAAAAAATAGTTAAAAGTTCACCGGCAGTTTTAACAAGGTCGATCATGCCGCTAGTAAGATTTTTGACTCCACGAAAAGAGTCCTGCATCCATTTAAGTAGATTTCCGTTTTCACGATTTACTTTTGTAAAGTCAGCAAATTTTTGAACAAGACCCGGCATACCGGCAGTGATAGATTGAATAAACTGTGCGCCAACAACGGCAAGGTCTTTTAACCCCATCAATGCAGGCTGTACGGCATGACCAATGGATTGAATTGCACGCGCCGTGTAAACATAGACTTGCGCTGTATCTTTGCCTGTCGATCCAGACATAAGGAAGTTAACAGCTTGATCTTTAACATTCCGCATTGAGTTAGCAACTTGGCCCATGCTGTTTTGCAGCAACGGCATCCACATTGTTGCCAAGCCTTTAATCTGCTGATCTAAGCCAGCAAAAAATGTTGACTGAATGCTAGTTCTAAAGTCTTTTAGCTTTGGCGTAAGTTCTGCAATTTGATCGCCAATTCCCCGCAAGTGCGGGGGAAGCATTGTCAGTGCTGTGGTTGCATCCGTTCCACCCTTAACAATGTCTTTAAAAGCATCTTTTAAACCAGAGAAAATTACAGCGGCAGTAGTGCCTGCTGCACCCATCATAGCGATAGCACCCGGTATGGCTAGAAAACCACCGGAAAGCTCTTTAACGCCGTTAACTAATCCAGCAATAAGGTTTGAAAGGCCAACAATGGATTTTCCGAAAGCCTGTACTAAGGCAGGGCCAATGGCTAGTGAAGCACCAATAGTGCCAAACGCAACTTTACCCCAAAAACCAAGCTTTTGAAATAATGCACCAAAGTCTGTTAAACCTTTTTTCATTAAGTTAAAGCCAAAAAGCAAACCGCCAGTGCTTTTTGCAAGATTTTTTAGGTCTTGCCCAACCCGGTTACTACTTACACCAAACTTTGCCATTGACTGTAAAGCACCGCCAAAGTTCCAGATCAAGGAACTACCGATAGCTCTACCAAATCTTTCAACTTTGTCAGCGACAAAAGCCATGTTCATACCAAGGCTTTGCGAATGCTTGGCGACAGCGGGAATCAGCCTTGCTACGATATCTAGTTTAGAAATTGTTTTAGGCAAGCTTGTGGTAAATACTGCTATACCACCCAAAGTTCCTAGTGCGCCAGTAAACCTTAAAAGGCTTCTTTGCCAACTAGGGATGTTTTGCATTACTTTGTTAAGGCCAAACATTTTGTTTGTCAACATACCAATGCCAACACCAGCGGCACCAGATTGTGCAAAGCCTCTCAGCAGTCCAGTGAACCCACCGCTAGAGGCATGGAAACCCTGCATAAACCCCTGAACCATTTTAATTTTAGGAGCAAAAGTATAAAAGGCACTTTTAGCTTGATTTACTACGCGAATCATTGTCCGTAAATCGCCAGTAAAAAGCTTAGTTGTTGTATCAAGTGAACTAATATTTTGTTCAGTAATATCCGCTGTATCAGCAAAATTACTAAACTCTTTTTCAGCTTTTTTAATGTCGTCAGCAACAACGCGCAGATCGCGCTCCATGCTCGTTAGAGAGCGTTGAACCCCAGCCAGCCGCTTATCAAGCTGCTGCATTGATTTTTCAAAACCATCAACGCTTGACTGTGCTTGCTTAGCACCGCGATCATCAACATCAATTTTGATACGGCCATGAGCAGTACCAAGATCATATTCTGGCACTTCAACTCCTACTCACGACCAAGAAATATTACTTCTTCTTTATCTTGTTTTTCAATTCCTTGATCCGGTGTTGAAGCTATCATATCTGGATTTCTGTGTCGCTTGATCGGAATTCCTAAATTCTTTTCAAGCACAGAAAGCCTTGCTGCGTTAATAAGTCTATCTGTTCCAGAGCCTCTTTTATGTGATCTAGCAATCTGTGCCTCTGCTTCGGCCATATCAGCTTCAACTTTACGGCCAAAATAAAAAACACCCCTATTAAAGTAGAACCCCTTCGGTGTTGTCGGGTCGTACTGCCACAGGCTCGTCGGTGGGCAGTGGAACGCTTGGCTCATCTGCCACGTTTCCCACACCATCTTCTTGTTCTTCCCGAAACGTGGACAACCCCTCGCTATCAAAAATTAGCGAAAAAAGTTCCATTCGATCAGAAAAAGGAACAGAATCAACATAAATTTGACCTGGCTGTCTAGCAGCTTCATGTTGTGGTGCTGCCTGTAGGTGAGGCTTGACAAGACCCGCGACAACAACCGTGTTAATCATTTGTTCCATACGCCCAAAATTCTCTGCTTTCATAATTGCAGAGCTTACAGCTTGTTTTGCCGTATCAGATTTATCATCTGTCATAAGCGACTTTGACATAAAATCAAGTTCTTCGGCAATGCCAAGCTTGAGAAGATCGCCCATATCTAGGCGGCGCACTAGAACAGTTTGACCAGTATTCTCTAGCGTGTAGTCAAACGGCTGTCGATATGCGTTAGCGTTTTCCCACGCCGGGGAAAGTGCATATTTATCATCAGTCATTTCGGTCTCCTTGGACTCCTAGTGAAATGTATTTAATTATGTGTTAGCGGGACACAGATTGGATCGCAACCTGTGTCCCGCTAACAATCGTACTACACGACGACGGCGATAGACGAGCTTGGCGAGGAAGTAACACCGCTGACAATTGTCGAAACGCGGAAGTACACCGTGCCAGTCGAAAGACCAGTCGGGGTCAACGTTGCAGAAGTCGGGTTGGTGCCAGCAGAGGCCCAAGTAGCCTGAGCGTCAATGGACTTCTCAACGAGGTACGACGTAGCACCAGACACCGCAGTCCAGGTAAGGACAACAGAGCGGCTGGGTGAAGTACCAGAAATCGTACCGGCAGTCAGGTTAAGCGGAGCAGCCAGCGGGTTAGCATCCGGCGTGAGAGTCAAAACAGCCGCAGTTTCACGACGGAAGATGCTGTAGATCAGATCGTTTGTATCATCCAGCAACGGCAGGCCAACACCAGAAATCTGAGAGGTAGTAAATTCACCACCAGTGAAATTTGCCTGAATGTCGCCAGTTGCACGGCAGCGATAAAGACGAACGAGAATGTCGCCGCCAGTATCAGAAACGATCTTGCCGTCAATTCGGAAGAATGGACGAGCAGCAGTTGCCGATTTCTTAAGCTCATTAATACGGTTTGGCGTAGTGCCAGTTTCCGTAACAGAGCCACCAGTCAGAATGGCCCATGCGTAAACCGGCAAACCACCGGATTCAAGCGACCAGTTGACCTGCGATCCGCGACCGCGAGTGGTGATGAGCTTATCGTCGCCGCGAAGCTCCTGAAATTCCTCTGCCTCAGTAAAGTTGAGGGTTTGGATATAAGGCAGATCGACCGAAGTGGTATTGAGCGTAGTGCCCACAGCATCGGTGTACTGCGTTAGCTTAATGTCACGAACGCCATACGGGAGTGCGTCTGTTACTGGCATTTCTGTTCCCTCTCACTACGGTCTTTTGAACCGTTTCGTTTCAATCATTTTGATTGAACCATTAGCATTTAGTTGTTCTAAGTCCCACCGATGTAGTATAACCTCATCTTGACGGGATTTACAGAAGCGACTCGTACAAATTGCTTCAAAAATTCCTGCTGATTTAGTTGTTACTTCACCGAACTTTTTACTGTTGCAACGAACTTCGGGCACATTGATTACTCGTCAACATACACAAAGCTGTCGGGGAAGTTGCTGGTTAGGTAATCAGCGGCTTCTGCCGAAATTCCCTCACCAACAGCAACAGTAAAATCATCCACACGGAAGTCCCACACAACTTCTTCATGGTCAACCCCGCCAAGGGCAAAATCTTGCTTACGAATAATGACCGTAGTTCCACTGGCAAAAGTAATTGCCCTAACACGTCTTTGTCCCTTAGCTGACAAATGGCGCGGAGTCTTATCAGCCGTATCTACTACCACGTCTTTACTGCTGCTAGCCATTCTTAAACCTTTCAAGTTGCTGTTAATTGTATCGGATTATGCCGCGTACTCATCATACAAGACACCGTATGTCGCATTACGCGCAATGGTTTTCCAACCATCGTCAATGAGATTACCCGATCTTCCTTGTTTAGTCACGCAGGTAATTCGGATGCCGTCACTTCCAGATTGTTGTTCTATACCAAGTAAAATAGAGTCAATCCTATTAAGAATTCGATCAATTATTCTGTAGTCACGGCCACGATCTAATGGTGAGTGTACCCACAGCGTCATTACTCGCGGAGCTTTAGCGATACCGTTTTGCATACCAGTATAAGTTTGAGAAAAAACAGTTGATTCTTGCCAGTTAATAACAACAAAATAACCATCATCAAACGGGCGTTCATCAACAGATTGAAGTTCAAAAATACGGCTTGAAGTTATTCCACATGCCTGCACAATACTGTCAGATGCAATCGCTTCATAAACTTTTATAGGCAACATTATGTTCTGCCTGTCATATTATCAATTAAGTGCTGCATATCTTGCATTATTTTAGCCCCTACACTTCTCATTGCCGGTGTAATGACTGCGTATCGGCCTGAGTTTGCGATTTCAAGCCAAATTCCATACGTAACAGAATACGCCATAAGTAATTCGTGAATTTTTCCAGAGTTGAATGGCACGGCCACAAGACCCGAACGAGCAGCACCCGTATCATCGTGCCAAGGCGCGTTAGACTTGAGCCAACCAGTTGCATAGCCAGCATTATAATCCATAACAGCGGCCACATTAGCATTAAGCTTAGAGCTAAAGGATTCAATATTGTTTCGTAGCTGGGCATTGT